TTAAGTTTGTTACGGGGTACCCCGACGACAACATAATAAAGGCTAATCAGTCGGGCAACCGGCCGATCGGTCCGTACGCGACTTACTACTTAGTCGCGGCGATCCCGAGCGACTCGTCGGCCATGCAAAAGAAATTAAGCGCCGACGAGCTTTTCGTCGAGCGTACTTTTTACAATCGGGTAACGCTTACGATCTCGGTCGACGTGTACGAAAGCAGGGGCGCCGAGATCTTACTCGCCGCCGCGCAATCGGGCGCGACACAAGAAGCGCGGATTATACTCGCCGCCTCTAACCTTACTCTAATAAAAGGCGGTACGCCGAGGGCGATACCCGAGCCCGGCGACACCGAGTACCGCGAGAGGTATAACGCCGACTTCGATTTCTACTGGTACAGCGAAATCGGCGAGACGATCGACCGGATCCTCGAAATGGTACTCGGCGGCGATTTCGTAGACGACCAAGGCAACGAAGATCACGAAGAGATCGAAGTCTTTAGTATTGAGGTTACGCCGTGAGTGACCAAGACACATATTTGGAGTATATGGATCGCGGGCTCGAAGGGGCATTGTCTAATACGCAAAATAGGCATATCTGCTCGAAAGCTTGTGGTGATACTATATACCCTGGTCGTGCTGTATCGTACGGCCCTAACGACGATCAAGCGATATTAGGTAAGGCGGCGCCGATAGGGATCGCGGTACGTGATCCCGCTATACCCGGCGACGCGTCGGGCCTGGTAGAGTACGCGCCGTCGACGGTTATACCTGTACTTGAAAGCGGGCCGGTATTAGTAAGGGTCGGGAATACAGGAAACCGCTTCGATCCTATTTCATACTGTAAACGTAATGGGTGTATTTTTATTGGCGGCCCCGGCGCGGCCGATTTCGAGCTTAACGGTTACGTAAACGAAGACGTTACCGAGCCTGATACCCTCGCCGAGATCGTACTCAACGGGCCGCCGGCCGTCGGGTTTACTAATAGGTATTCTTTAGAGTTCTTAGGGATCGACGAGTATGTCGATTTTTTAAACCCGCCTTCGTTACGTTTCATAAATAACTTTTCAGTTTCGGCCTGGATCAAGATCGAAGATAACGGCGAGCTTACCATATTGTCGAAGGGCGATCGGGGCGCGGCAAAGACCGTGTCTTGGTACCTTCAATCGAAAGGCTCGAAGATAAAAGTAATACTCTCGGCCGACGGCGACGACGGCGGCGTAATAAAGCGATACGTTATAAACCAGATCCTAAGCCAAGGGATCTGGTATCAAGTCGGTTTTGATTTCGCAAGCGACGTTTTAAGACTGTACTTAAACGGCGACGAACAAACCCCCGTTAAGAAAAAAGACGATACCGTAAACGCTCTATATGATTCGGCCGACAGTTTGATCATGGGCGCCCAACGTAAAGACGCCGGCTTCGAGCGATACTACGACGGCAAGCTCGACGAGGTTAGTTTATGGCGTCGAACCCTAAGCGCGCCCGAGTGGGCCTCAATTTATAACGGCGGATCGCCTGGTAACCTAAGTCAACACTCGGCTTATTCGGATCTTATATCGTGGTATTCATTTACGCGCGAAGACGTCGTCGACTTCCCGACTATTAACGATTACGGTAACCCGGCGACGGGCGGCGGTACTAACGTCGGCGACGCCGTTAATATGGTCGTCGACGCGATCAATACGGACACGCCTTAAAATGGAAAAGACTTACTACATACTCGAACATGATCAGGTTGAAACCCTCGAAGCGACTAACCCCGAGGCCTTCGCCGCCGTTTGGTTTTACTGCTTGGAAAATAGCCCGACGACGGCGCGCCATAGTAACGACGGCGCTTACCTGGTCGTTAAGACTTACACGGTAAGCGAAGATACTTTTATAGGCTTGTTAACTTCCAACGCCTTGGCGTACGAAGTTTTTACATATGCCGAGATTAAACAAGAAATGTTAACGGCTAACTGGGCCGACGAACCCGAGTAAATGAAAGGATCAAAAAATGGCAATCGTACAAGACCATGTAAATGTACAGGCGCGACTAGCGACCGCGTTAGCGCCCGCCGCGAGCTTCGGCTTACAATGTTTTTTAGTCGATAACGACGACATACCCGCCGACGTTCGTTATAGGTATGTCACGCCCGACGGGTACGACGACGACCTAACGGCGGCCGGCGTGCCGTATCTGTATTCGCAAGTGTATTTCAGTCAAGAACTAACGCCAGATAAGCTTATGCTCGCGCGTTGGGTCAAGGCCGACGTCGCGCCTAAATTCGTTTGTGGGCCGGCGTACGAAAAAGATTATGAAGTATACAAGGCGATAACCGACGGCGACTTTACGGTAAAAGATAGCGAGGCCAACGAAACCGACGTAACCGGCGTCGACTTCTCAGCTATCACGGCACTTGATCAGATCTTGACTGTGCTTAACGCCGAACTCGCCGCCCTGGTCGCGCCCGACGTTGTCGGGCTCGATAGCGCCGAGTTTAGCTTCGACGCCCTCGACCGCCTCGTCTTGATCATGCCTACCGGCGGATCGACCGAGCCGACGATCGATATAATCCCGGTCGACCCGGCCGTCGGTACCGATCTCGCCGAGGGCGTTTTCGACGCCTCGAACGGTTCGAGCCCGGCGGGCCTCGACGCCGAAACTAACGTCGAGTCTTTGCAGGCCGTAAGCGAAATCGACGACAGTTACTACAACGTACACGAAAGGGGATCCAGTATTGCCGAGCAAGTCGCGCTTGCTACCTGGATCGAAAGTCAAAAGAAACTCGCCGATATTGTCGTCGTCGACCCTAACGCTAAGGATCCAGGCGCGACGAGCGACGCCGGGTATCAGCTTAAGGCCCTCGGGACAAAACGCACCATGGGGATCTATACCGAACACTCTGATCAGTACCCCGACGCCGCCGACGCCGGCGCGGTACTGCCCGCGAAAGAAGGGGCGAAAGATTTTGATTACGTACCCTTGGCGCTCGTTACCGACTCGGGCCTTACGAAACCCCTTACGACGGGCGAGCGTATCGCCCTCGCCGACAAGGGGTACACATGGATCGAAACTGTCGGCGCGACCTACCTTTATGACGGTATAACTTTCGGCGGCGAAGAAAAGCGGATCATGTTGGGGCGCGACTGGTTTGTAACGCGGATCGCCGAGCGAATTTTTACGATCCAACTCCAGACCGATCTTATGGCGTTCGATAACGAAACCCTCGCCCAAGTCGAAGAGGCGATCTGGGAATACGCCAACGAAGCGATCGAACGGCGGATCCTGGTCAATACGCCCGAGCGACCTTTTACGGTTAACATACCCGACGCCGACGAGATCAGCGCCGCCGAACGGGCGAGTAAAAAGCTAACCGTACATAACGCTTTTCACGGTTGGATCAATAGCTCGATAAACGACTATGAGATCTTCGGTACTTGGCAACTCTAAAAAGGAAAGGATCGAACAATGCCATTAAAACAGTATAGCCCCGACAAAGTAATCGTGTTAGTCGGCGGCGCACGTGTAAGGGCTTTCGCTGACGGATCTATGGTTACCGTCGCGAGGGCCGAAGACAACCGATCGATCCACGTAGGGACCGACGGAAAGACGAGGCATATTAAGAGCCTTAACGACTCGGGTACCGTATCACTAAAGCTCGCCGACTACTCGCCGAGCAACGCGGCGATCCAGTTGCTTAACGATCTCGACGTGCCTTTCCCTATCGCCATAATTGACAAGACGTCGAAGGGCGATCTCTTTACCACGGTCGACGCTATGGTACAGCGCGAGCCCGATTTCGAGAAGGGTAAAGAGGCGGCCGACAACGAGTGGACGTTTCAATACGGCGCGGGCATTAAGAAGCTCGGCGGCGCGATTGAAACCTAAACCGATCAACGAAAGGATCGAAAATGACTGAAAGTAAACAAGCGGCTAAAGCCTTACAAGCAGAACAAAAAGATCTAGCCGTTAAGGTAAAAACTTTTGAAGGGGAAAAAGATTATCTCTTCGTCGGCCTCAAACGGATCGAAGCGATGCGCGTATTTCATAACGTGCTTTTAACGGTACTCGAAGGGATCGCCCAAGTGGGCAACGCGAAGACCGACGAGGCAAAGGGGCTCGCCATGCTATCGGCGATCCGCGTACTGGACTTCGACACGTTCTTTTATAAGCTCGCGGTCCCGCTTTTAAATAACGTGATAATCGACGACGAAGAGATCGGCGATCTTGAAAGTACCGAGTATTTCGAGACACGCCCCGAAGAGCTATACCTCGCGGTATATCACGCGATCCTATTGAATTACCCGGATTTTTTCGGCAAGGTTCGCGAGGCTTTAGGAAAGGCGCTAAAAGGTTTCGACCTCGCGAACATAAAAGCAAAGCTCGACCTGTCGAACATAGCTTAAGCGCCTTAGAGATCGAAACGTACGCGGTCGCCCGGTTTTACGGGCTCGACCCCGATATAGTCGAAGACTGGTATAACTATGTCTTCGTAAGAAGGGCCGAATATATGTACGTACAAAATGAAACCGACCGACGCGAAGCCAAGGCCAACGCGCCGAAAGGCGGTAAGTAATGGCGAAAACTGTAATAGAAGAGTTCGTCGCGGTCCTTGGTTGGGAGATCGACGCGAAACCCCTTGAACAATGGAATAAGCAAGTCAAGGACATTACCAAGGGGATCAAGGTCGCTGCCGCCGCTATAGGCGCCGCCGCGTCGGCGGCCTCGGCTCTTATAGTCGTAACCAATAAGCAGACCGCCGAGATCACAAACTTAGCGGCGGCGCTCGGGGTATCGGCTAACGAATTAGAGGCTTGGGGCAGTATCGTAAAAGCGATCGGCTTTGATACTGAAAAGGTCGGCGACCTTATCGAAGAGCTTAATAATAAAATGGGCGAAGGCCGGGTCGGGGGTAAACTGCTTTCGAGCGTAGCCGACGCCATGAAAATGTTAGAACTTAACTACGACGACCTTAAGGCGTTGTCGCCCGAAGATCAATTCACCGCGATCATGTCGGCCGCGAAAGAAATGGAAGACCAGCAAAAAGCGGTAAGCGCGGTCGACATGCTTATGGGCGGCGACGCTAACCGGATCCTCGGTTACCTACGGACACAAGAGGGAACACTCGACGAGATACTAGAAAGACGCCGATCCCTTATCATGCTCGACGAAGAGTCGCGCGACGGCGCGGTAAAGTTTAATAACTTGATAAACGACGCGACGGGGCTTTTAGGATCTTTGGCCGCCCAATTTAGCGGGCTCGCCGGTAAACATCTCGCCCCAATGCTAGATCAACTTATCGAGTGGGTCGTCGTTAATCGCGACCTAATTAAGTCGGGGCTCGCGAAGTTCGTACGCCTGGTCGCGAAGGGCCTTAAGCTCTTTTTCGAGACTATACGAAAAGGGTTTAAGATCCTTTACGACTTTGTCGACGCCGTGGGCGGCCTCGAAAATGCTTTTAAGTTGGCGGCGTTCGCTATGGCGGCCTTTGCCTCGGTTAAAGTAATCTCGGCGATCAGCGCTCTTATAGGTATGATCAAGGCGGCGACCGTTGCCCAGTTAGCACTCGACGCGGCGGTCGCCTTGATCCCATTTCTGATCGGATTGGCGGTTATCGCTATCGCCTTAATCGCCGAAGATATTTATCAGTTTGCGACGGGCGGCGAAAGCGTGCTCGGCGATCTGCTAGATTTCTTTAAAGGCATGTTCGACGAAATGGTAATAGTCGCCGAAGAGTTTATCGCTGAGGCGGTTTTATGGTGGGCTGAATACCTCGGCGTTAGTAAGGAAGATCTAGATCAAGCGCTGATCGCCTTTACCGATTACCTCGTCGGCATGTACGACGCGGCGGTCGTTTGGGTTGGCGAAGCGCTCGAAGTTGTCGGCGCCTTTTTTGTCGGGGTTGCTAACTGGTTATCGGGTTTATGGAATACCGTTACCGAAGTCTTCGGCGGTATACGCGACACGATCGCGACGGCGATCGGCGACGCCCTCGGGTTAGTCGAGCCTATCTTTAAGGCGTTGTTAGAGTGGCCCGGCCGTATACTTAGGGCGATCGGTAATATCCGCCAAGCGGCGGCCGATAAGCTTAAGGATCTGCCATTGATCGGCGGGCTCTTCGGATCCGATAACGCGGGCGCGCCGCCGGCGCCCGGTCCTATAATCCCGCCGACTAACCCGGCCCCGTCGGCCGGCGTAACCAATAACGCAAACAATACGCGCAACTCGTCGATCGTGGTAAGCCCGACCCTAAATGTAACCCAGTTACCAGGCGAAAGCGGCGAAGACTTCGCGGCGCGTGTTAGCGACGTACTCGGCGAAAAGGTCGGCGTCGCGGTACGTAATAACGAAACCGGGATCGTGTACTAATGCCGATTATTACAAACCCTAAAGAGCTTAAAAAGTTATTCGGCTCGACGCCTAACTTAATTGACGACGTCGAGGTCGACTTGATAATTAGCGAGTCGCCCAGTTATGACAATACGATAACCGAGCGACCGGTCGAGGCCGGGCTCGACGTTACCGACATGAAAGTAAGAAAGCCGACAGGCCTTTCGCTATCGTGCATTTTTACCGATACGCCCAAGGACATTAAAACGATCATAACAACGGCGGCGACGGGTACCTTAAACTTCGACAAGTGGCGCGATAAGTGGACGTCGCTTAAAGAAAAGATAGAACTCAAAACAGTGATCACAGTGGTTACCCCGTTAGACACTTATTACAATATGATCTTGGTTTCGTGTAACCCTAACGTTACGGCGTCGTCGGGCGACGCGCTTTTTTTCGATTGCATCTTTAAAGAAGTTCGCTTCGTGTCGAGCGAGATCGCCGACGTCGACGAAGACGCGATCCCAAAAGAGAAAAAGAAAAAAGCCAAAAAGAAAAAGAACAAAGACAAGGATAAGAAAAAAGAGAGCGAAAAAAACCAGGGGTCTAAAAAATCGAAGTCAGTCTTAAAAAGCGGCGTCGAGAAAATAGGAAAGCTTTTTACTTCGTAAGGGGTAGGTATGGCACTTTTTGATAACGTAGATCTAATCGAAATACCAGTAACGCCCGGCCCGGCGAAGTTTGAGATCGAACTCGACGGCGCCCCGTATCGCTTTCGCGTTCGGTATAACGAAAGGGATCTCGCCTGGTACGCCGACGTCTTGGGGCTCGATAACGACGTCGATTTTAAGGGGTTAAAATTAGTACCCGGCCTGGATCTTTTGGGGCCGCACGCGTACGCCGAACTCGGTCAAATGTTTATTTTCGACGGCGAAGAGATCGAAGCCGAGCCGACTTTCGAGGGCTTGGGCGATCGGTTTCGACTCTATTACATAAGCAAGGAATATGGGCCTATTATTTGACAGAGCGATCGAAGTAGTAGTCTTCGCGGGCGGTAAGTCTTACACGATCCGCGACTTACATATTACTTTCGATATTTTGGCGACCAGGCGGTCGAAGCCTAATCAGGCGAAGATCGGGATCTACAACCTAAGCGAAACGTCGCGAAACTTGTTAGAGGAAAAGCATCAGGGGATCGAATTCAAGGCGGGCTATCAAAAAGAGCCAGTCTTAATCTTTAGGGGTACGACTAACAATATAGTAAACCGCCGGGCCGCGCCCGACTGGTATACCGAGATATACGCCGGCGACGGCCAAAAAGAATTTAACAGCGCGCATTTTAATAAAGCGTACGCGGCGGGTACGCCTGTCAAACAGATCCTAAGAGACTTAACGAACGCGCTAGGCTTACCAAGCGAGATCGACGACCAGACAGTCGGCGACGTACTCGCCGCCGGGCTTGCCCTTTCGGGCCGGGTTAAGGATTGTCTCGACCAAGTTACCGCCGACTACGGCCTCGCCTGGTCGATACAACATGGAACCGTCGAGATCGTCGTCGAGGGCGAGCCCCCTGTTAAAGATAGCTCGGCGGTCGTGCTTAGGGCCGACACTGGGTTAATAGGATCGCCCGAGCTTACCGAAGACGGGGTTAAGGTTAGGTCGCTCTTAAACCCGGCGATAAGGCCCTCGCGCCTCATTAAGATTGAAAGCCAAGACGCTAACCCGAGCTTCGGTAAGCTTATGGAAAAAGCGAAACCAAAACGAAATGCTAACGGGATCTATATTGTCGACGTCGCCCACTATCAAGGCGATAACTTCGGCGGCCCGTTCGACGTGACCGCCGAAAGTAAGTTTAGGACATGACCGACGAACGTACCCAAGAACTCGACGAAGGCTTCGCGCTTATTTTTAGCGCGTTGCTCGCCGGTATTCATACCGCGACGATCGGCGAGGTCGAAGACTTCGATCGGAATACCAGAAAAGCGACAATACAACCCGCTTTAAAAAGACTGATAAGCGGCGGCGAGCCCGAGCTTTTACCCAAGTGCGAAGACGTGCCGATCTTGTTTCCAGGGTCGGGCGACTGGTCGCTTAATTTCGACGTGGTAAAAAAGTCTTATGTTCTTTTGGTCATAACCGAGCGAGCGATCGACAAGTGGAAAAACGAGGGCGGGATCGTCGACCCGGCGATTAAAAGAAAGTTTCACCTTAGCGACGGCGTCGCGATCCCCTGCTTAAACTCTTTTAATGAAGTCTTCGCCCCAATTGAAGCCGACTCGATAAGTATCCGAAATAGGGATAACTCGCAATTTTTTAAAATGGTCGCCGGTAAAATCGAGGCGAAGGCCCCCGCGTTTAAGTTCGAGGGCGACGTCGAGGTTACGGGTAACTTTAGCGCCGCCGGTGGTAACTGGACTGTCGATTTATGACCGAGAATATACCAAACGAAGATCTTACACTTGATCACGTATCGGGCTCGCCGATAAGCGGCGGCGCGTTCGTAGTCGTACCGCCTTCGCTACCGTCGCCCTTTAACAAGGCGCTTAATAAAGACGTATACAAAACGCCGTTGAGCTTTTCTTTTAGCGGCGGTACGTCGACGACGCCGCCCTTAACGGCGATCCAGTCTTTACCGCCGATCCAAACTATCCCAACGTCGGCGACGAAGTGTAAGGCCGAAGGCGTGCTCGTTATGTTAGAGGGCGACTCGGTAACCATGACCGCCCAAGGTATCGACGGCGGCGGTAACCCCGTCGCCATTTCGGGCGACGTCGAGATCAAGCTCGCGGGCCAAGATAAAGGAAAGGGGATCTAATGGCGATCGATCTGTACTTGGGCGAGCAATCGCACGATATCGAAACCCTCGATAATGATCTGCTATTGATACGCGACGCGCCCGAAGTAGCCCAAGCGGTTAAAATCCGCCTTCGGTTTATCCTTGGCGAGTGGGCCTTCGCGTTTTGGTTGGGCGTCGACCTATACGGTAACCTATTCAACCCGGCGACGTCGATAGAGCAAAAAGAGGCTGAACTTAAAAACACGATTCTCAATACGCCCGGCGTCGAATCCTTGCTCGACTTTACTTTCGGGGTCGACCCGGTCGAGCGTAAGGCGATCGTTACTTATAGGGCCGACACTATTTACGAACCTATCGAAGACGAGGTTAAGATATGAGTAAATTTGACGAAACCGGGTTATACGTTGATCGCTTTCCCGAAGTCTTCGCCGCCCTGGTCGAAGACATAAGGGCACTTTGGGGCGAGCAAACCAAGGACACGCCCGACAGTACGATCGGCAGTTTGCTTACTTTGATCGCCGAGGCTATCGCCGATCAAAATGAGCTTATCGAAGGCGTCGGGCAAGGGTTCAACCCTTACGGCGCGGCCGGCGTTTACCTTTCCCAACTGGTAACGATTAACGGGATCAAAAGAAAGACGAGCGTTAATAGTTCGGTCGCGTTACAAGTCACGGCCGACACGACGGGTACAAAGATTTTTAAAGACGACCTAGTAAGCGACCCCGATAACCCCGACGATCAGTACGCGATCGACACTGATCACGAACTTACGCCAAGCGAGGTTAAGCTCGTATCGGCGAAGGCGACCGCGCCCGGCGATAAGCTCGCCGAGCCGGGTACCCTTACGAAGATCGATACGCCGCGTTATGGTTGGGTATCAGTTACCAACCCCGACGCGGCGATACCCGGCCGCCTTCGCGAGAATGACACGCGCTTGCGTCGTCGCCGCGAGGTCGCCGCCGCCGGCGCGGGCTCGAATAACGTACCCGCGATTTATACGGCTATCGCCGATATAGACGGCGTCGAGGCGTTGGTCGTCGTACAGAATAAAGGAACGGTAACAAACCCCGACGGCGTACCGCCTCAACATATTTGGGCGGTCGTACTCGGGGGCGCCGACGACGAGATCGCGAAGGCCATTTTCACAAAGACCGGCGGCGGGATCGGTATGTACGGATCCGTAATCATACCGTACGACGATCCGATAACCGGCAAGATCTACGATATAAACTTCGACCGGCCCGACGACCTCGAAACGTGGATCGACGTCGAAATAGTCAAGGATGATAACTACCCGGCCGACGGCGATAGCCAGATCAAACAAAATTTAGTTGACTATTGGGCGGGCACTTTCGAGGTAATACGCGACGGCGCGGTAACGACTTACAAAGGTTTTAGTATAGGCGACGACGTGATCTATAGTCGCCTTTATACTCCACTTAACGAAGTGCCGGGCCATAGCGTGACAAGCTTAAAAATAGGATTTACGGATCCGCCACTTGTCGAGGGTAACTTACCCGTCGCGACCGACGAGCGATCGGTCGTGACCGTGCCAAGGATTAAAGTTAATGGGTCGTAGCACAGATCAAGCGCTCGCGGGATTGCTTAACCAGTTTACCGAGTCGGTAAAACTTCGCGAGCTTCTTACCGTGATACTCGCCCGAGTCGAAGACGGCGACGAGGTACTTAAAGACCTCGCCCTTAAGCG